TGCTTGTCTTAAATAGTTCTACTGTTTGTCTTGTCATGGTGTTTTCCTCCGAGAATGGAAGCTTTTGCTCTCCATCTCACACACACATATAGCGAGGGAATACAGCTATGTTTATATACTTATCTATATTTTACCTATATCCCAATTGTTATTACTTAGTTGTGACACATTGTTAGCCTAAATGCTTTCTGTCGTAATTGTCGCAACGGTCGCTTGTCAAACATATATATCACAACATATAGGTTTTCCTTGTCACGTCGTCGATAGATGACTTGTAGAACATATATATTGTAGAATACATTATGCCAAAAGCAGTTGCGACATGATACCCAAACATATATATCACAACATATAGAATGAATAGCCATTACGGGAACATTACAACATGATGTATGGTTTAGAACATATAGATTTTAACATTCACATTAGAAAAGCGATAAACAGGGGTAAGTCATGTAATAAAAGCGTAGGTAACAGAATGTTTAATCTTGTTTCGATTCTTTATATGCTTTGATGATTTTTTCGAGTGATCCTATTCCGTGTTCCTTGAAGTAATCGTAGTGCAGTTTGCATATTCCTTGCTCATAATGTTTGTATTTTTTGACTGGTGGCTTTAATGGGACTTCTTCTGGTGCTGCCTTTGTAGTCTGCCATTGATATGGGTATTGTAGTTCAAGTTCTTGGCATATTTGACATATGCCTACCATTTGTGCCTTATGATATGCTTTTATGATTTTATGTTTCGTGGTCATGTTTTGTTCTTTTAGGTAGTAATGTATAAAAATTTTTTTATTATTTTTTGGAAAATCTTATATATTATTGGCATATATATTACCTATATGATTATTTTTTGGTTATTGTTTGCGCACTGCTTGGGTGATATGGTTTTCCAGACAGAATTCTTGTTTAAGTATAAGTCGAGTGTTCTGTTCTGTATGCTTAGTCATGTGTTCATTTGGACAGGTTGCATCGTGCTGGTGTTGAGTTGGTTTGGGTTATTTTCTTATTGGAAACTTATATTTCTGTTTTTGGGCCATTGGGCTGTTGATGCATGGAAGAGTCGGCAGCCGAAAGACTTGGCGCATTTTCGTTATATCTATTATGACCAGGGGCTTCATGTGTTGCAGTTAATCATTGTCTGGCTGTTACGGTGCTGACGATGGCTGTTATTATTGCTGCTGGTGAGCGTTCAATTTATTCTCCTGCGCATTATAAGATCCTTCAGCTATTGAAGAGTGATCCGATTGTTATTATTGACATGCTTTTCACATGGGAATTAGCTAAGGCGAAAGAGATTGCTGTGGCTCAAAATTTTTTTCGTCCTGACCATAAGGTTATTATTGACGGGATCGGCTGGGTGAATTTGGGCAATAAATCTTACTTTGATTGGTCTGAATTGGATCGGATGAGCGACTGCTGCCAGCCTGAGAAGATTGATTATCTCGTTACGCATGTAACTGTCGGTTGCCCGAAGCAATGCGAATATTGCTTTTCACAGGATTTTCGGTTCCATCAGTATCCCGAGGTTAACCGCAACAAGGTTTTTCTGACGGATGAGAATCTGTTGGCATTGAAAGATGTCGAGGCTATGCTTTATCGGCTCGGTGAAGAACGTGTCAATGCTAAGGTTGTTTATTATGAATTGATTGCTGGGCTTGACAAGGATTATTTAACTTCTCGCAATGCTGTCGCTTTATATAAAAATAGGTTCAAGTCTGTCAAGTTTTCTTGGGACAATAGTTATGCTGCAGATGCTAAGAAGGTCTGTATCGCATTGGGGCTGCTTGAAGGTGCTGGGTATCGGCTTCGTGATTTGAAGGTCTTCATGCTCTGTAACCATCAGATAACATTCGCCGAGAATCTCAGGAAGCTCAGATATCTATGGGAGCGTGGTGTGCAGGTTGCTGACTGCTGGTTTCGGGAGGACTATTATTGGCCTGATGCTGAACGCAAACTGTTCAGGTTTTTGTGCAGGCGCATGAACATGCTTATTCGTGCAGATTGTCAGGACTTGGAATTGTTCATTTCATATGGTGGGAATGATGGCAAAAGATACAGGCTTGATAGCGAGTTCAAACGCCTGTTTGTCCAATCACATAGATAAAATACATATAATCAATCACCATAATATTTATATAGATAATATATGTATCGAAAGTGTTATGGGCTTAAACCCCCTTTTTTAAGGCCGACTCCAATACACGGAATCTTCTTAGTGTTGGTCCCCACCTGCTCGATTTGGATGTCAAGCATATTGGAGTCGGCTCATGATGGACAAGGAATATGAAGAATACCTGGCAAGCCCTGATTGGCGACGTGAACGACAAGCACGTATCGAAACATCTGGCGGACTGTGCGAGATTTGTCGCTGGCCGTTAGGATATAAAACACCGCATGTTCATCACGAAACTTATGCTAATATCGGGCATGAGTTGATCCCTGATACAAAAGTCTGTCATGCTAAATGTCATGCGAACAAACATCGCAACCGAATAGAAGATAAACAGGAGGTAGAAGAGAATGAGTTTGATAACAGAAGAGAAGGAAGAGCGGAGAGCACGGATTTTGAAGGGCGCAGCGTTTAAGATTCGTGTGTCTGATAAACAGGAAGCTACCTGGAAAGGACAGTTTGATAAGAAGCCGAAAAAGACCGCTGACGAGATCCTTGCAGCAGTGCAGGCACGAATGCGCAAGTTTCAGTCTGGCAGCACAAACGGTAAAGTTTGGGACGAGGATTGGAAAGCATTGAGCGCTAAAATATTAACCTTAGTGACAGGCAAATCTAAACAGCGGAGGCTTATTTCATCATGAACCAAGATATGAAAGAAGTGCAGAAGCTTGCCGAAGAGAAGGGTTATGAATTAGTGCGGTATGACGAACATAACATAAAAAAGGATGAAGAAATCAAGGACAGGTTTCTGTTCATCTTCGAAAAGAAGTGAGGTTGATACCCATGAATATCCTGACAATTACGGTGCTGGACGAGATAACAGGCAACGGTGTTGATGCCACATTCGTTGTAGATAATGATAACAGGATTGTGCGCAAGCATGTTGAGCGGATTACAAAAGAAGATTGGCAGCAGCAACAGAGGGAAGAATAACATGACAACAGCAGAAGAAGAAAAGACAATAATCAATACGAGGGAAACTTCTGTGCAAAGATTATTAAGTTCAGAGAACTTAAAGAACGTGTTCAAGGAAATATTTAGCAACGCTGTGGTCATATCAACAGAAGTCAAGCGTGGCGCAAAAAGCTCGGCAAATATTTATGTCAATAGGAAATATGAAGGATTAAATGCGACGGTGATAATATGGACGGAGAAGACGAAGTAACAAACAACAGGCCACAATTCAATGAGCCGAATTTCAGGCTAAATGTTAAGCGGAACTATAAAGGCGATTTCGGGTTTGAATACACCATCAAGGGCGACACTATCCTGCAGATACAGCAGAATGATTTTGATATGCAGCTGCATCTTTACGACCAGGGATTGATAGGCAAGAAACCGAAAAAATCGGGTGAAGTTAGTGCGAACACTTGATGAGATTTATCAAGGCATGAATGAGGTCGAGTTTGCGACACGGGCAAGAGAATATAAATTCTTCACTGAGCGTGTAATCGGCTGGGAAGCGCAACCGTTCCATATAGAATGGATTGACATGGCGATCAAGAACAAGCGTGTTTCTATCCAAGCGCCGACAGGCTTCGGCAAGACATCAATACTTGGCGTGGCATTCTGTTTATGGATCGGGACTAACCAGCGTGATAAAGAGATGTGCATTGTTTCTAAAGCCATGCATCAGTCTACAAAGATACTTAATCAGATACGGACAATTATTGAGGATAATGAGTTCCTGCGTGACTTGATCCCGAAGAACAGGCCGATGGGTAATTGGTGTTCAGCTACATTCATGGAATTATCAACGGGCTGTAACATTTTTTGCAGGCCATACTCAGAAAATATCAAAGGGATCCATGTTGATTATCTGCTCGGTGATGAGGTAGCATCATACGATGATTATTCTATTTGGTTTCGTTTTGTGGTAACACGAGTCAACGCCAAGAATGGCACTGTCGTAGCAATATCAACACCAGATAACATTGCTGACCTGATGCAAGAATTACAAGCTAATCCTGAATATATTGCCAAGACATACCCTGCAATCATGAACGGTAAATCTATCTGGCCGTCACGGTTCCCGCTTAATAAGCTTGAGCGGATTAAGAATGAGATAGGTTTGGCAGCTTTTGAGCGTGAATATATGTGTAACCCGAGAGCAGAAGTAGAAAATGCCGTGTTCCCGCCACACCTGCTCACTGAATGTTTTGCATACACTGAAACATTCACTCAGGCGCCAAGGCAAGGTTTCACGATCATTGGCTGTGACTTTGCGATAGCTTCCGGGCCTCGGGCAGATTTTGACGCATTCATCGTGATTAATAAGTTCGGCAGGAAAGCTACTATCTTGCATGGCGAGACGCATCGTGGGTTTACTATTGCAGCCAAGATTGCCAGGCTGGAAGAATTATACTTGACATATGCCTATAAAATTCGTGATGAGACTGCTAAAGAAGAACAAACTGCTTCAATGATTAGGTTTGTAATTGATCCGAGTTCAGTAGGTCAGGCTGTCTATGATGCGCTCAGGAGTAAGGGTTATCCTGTTGAGGCAGCTAAATTCGATGCTTTTAATCGTAATGCCATGATAATAAATCTTCGGCAGATGATTGAGAACTGCGATTTAGTGATCCCGAGGAATGCTGATGATCCAATGTGTATGACTTTTACGGATAAACTTATTAAGGAGTTAATCAGCATGATGGAGACGAAGACTAAGAGCCAGCAGATTTCCTACCAGTCACGAGCACCGCATGATGATACTGTGATGGCATTGGCTATGGCATGTCATGGTGTTGCACAACAAAAAGAATTCTTGGATTGTATGGCTTTCTAAAATGGGATAGCCAAGATTTGAACTTGGATCTTTCGGTCTGGAGCCGATTAGGTTGCCTGATTGCACCCCACTATCCCAAAAATATTACGGATACATAATATATTACGGAATCCCTAATATATTAGGAATTTCCTATGTATATACAGGATATACATTGCGGTGGCAGGACTCGAACCTACTTTCTCTGGCTCATGGGGCCAGCGGGTTATCCAATACCCTACACCGCAGTTTAACCGTGCCGAATTCGACACCTTTAAAGCCGCCAGCCGGATTTGAACCGACAGCCTTGGAGTTACAGGCTCCTCGCTCCACCGATTGAGCTATGACGGCAACATGAGTCGCCTCCTTCAAGGCAATGTTAGCGAAGAAATCATCGGCGATTGGGGGATTATCAATTATCAAAAACTGTCCATCTCGTCCGATTGGTATATCTGATGTCCACTTAATCACCTATAACATGTGATAACATTAAATCTTCACTATTTAAATTTTACGAAAATGGAAAAAAATATATATAGCTGGCACTAAGTAGCGATATATAACGATTATGGCCTCTCCAAAACAATCTTCTAAAGATAAAACTTCTTCTAAGCCTAAAAAGACGTTTAAGGATTTTACGACCACACATTCAGAACAAATCAAATATGTCTATGAATTTGCTTTCACCGTTATTGTCTATGGGATATTACTGAACATAATTGCAACAACGATATTTAGTGCGCAATTTGCCATTAAAAACATTCTGGCTCTGGGGATAGCTTTTTATTTTATTAAGGAAGAATTGCCAAGGATAATAAACAGGTGTATCCCGAGACCACCAAAAAATCTACAAATGATGTGAGGTCATAATCATGAGAACGATAGAAGAGGTATATTTAGTGGGGAATGCTGTCCCTAAATTCGGGCCTGCAAGTATTCCGTCTGGTGAAACTGGCGAACCTACTTCGCAAAAAACTACACCTACCGTAGTCAGAATATTGCAACAGGAATTAGAACTCACCTATATGCATAACCCGACAATCTTTAACGGTATCAATAAGATTGTCCAAACAGTTATGTCAGCAAAACATGAGCTTTCTTGTGTTGATCCGAAAGTTCTCGAATATTTCAATGCATTTATTGAAAATCTCGGTAATTCTGGTTCAGAAATATCATGGGAGGAAATGCTTACTCAGATATATAAATTTCAATGCATTTATGGGAAAGCATTCATAGAAAACATCTGGAATAAAAAAGGCAATAGGATTGTTGATTGGGATATCATTGATCCTAAAAAAATGGATTATGTCAAGGACAGTCAGCAGAGAATTGCACTCGATAAGTTTGGCAGGCCGTTAGGTTATGTTGAAATCCTGCCTTGGGGCTATAATGCACCAGAGCAAATAATTCCGCCAGAAATCGCACAGCTTATCACATTACCGCCAAATTCTATTTTCTTATATCCGAAAAAAGTAGCACAGGTCAAATTATTTACTGTGGGTGACGGGTTTTATCCTATAGGCTTGATAGAGCCAATCTATCGAACATCGCTCAGGAAAATGAATATAGAAGAAGCGCTTGCTAATGCTATTTGGAGGCACGGGTTCCCGATCATAGCAGCTGCGGTTGGCGATGCCAACCATGAGCCGACACCAGCGCAAGTGCACTCCATCTTAGAAAAACTGCGTGATGTAAGTTATAAGCAAGAGATTTCTTATCCATATTATTATGATTTAAAGTTTCTTGAATCCAAGAAGGCTGAAAAGCTCAAAGAGCATCTCGATTATTTCAGGGAACAGGAGATAGCAGGATTGGGTATCCCTAAGCCATTCGCCACGGGTGGCGGAGAGGCAACTAATAGAGCAACCTTGGGAAACCAGAGCGGAATGTTTCAGCTTACCTTAAGGGACCTTATAGAACGAACTGCAGAATCTATACGCAAATATATGTTCAAGCCAATTTGCGAATTGGAAGGGTTCAAAGCAATTCCGAAACTTACTTGGGATGTAGTCGGCACAGATGAACTTGACAAGAAAGCCAAACGATTAGTGGCATACATGAAAGCTGGCGTGATCACACCCGAAGAAGTTAGGGCATTTGTAAAAAGCATTGAGAAGTTGACCTAAAATATGGAGATAGTATTTCTCGGGACAGGGCCGAATAAGAAAGTAGAGAATGATGGTAGAACAAGAAGCTCGTTGGCAGTGAATACAAAAAATACCCCATTCTTAATAGATTGCAGTCCAGATTTTTCTGAGCAGGTCGAAAGAGAAAATATCAATGACATCAGTTTTATTCTATTCACGCATGGGCATAATGATTGCACTGGCGGGATCCCACAACTACATACTTGGATGAAAAAGAAAGATATGGATTCCATGCCTGTCTTTTTGGAGCCTGCAACATGGAAACGGATCAAGGAAGATTATAAAAATGTCAGTTTTTTATCGCCCAGATTTGTCCAGCCTGATGTAGCTACCAATGTTAATGAAATCCATATAATCCCGTTCCGAGTGGAGCATTCTATCCAACCAGGCTATCCTGCAGTCGGATACAGGATAGATGATGGATTAGTCTATTCAGAAGATGTCGGGGATATTCCAAAAGAGAACATGAAATATTATTCAAATGCCGATGTTGTTATTTTTGATGCAGCAATGTGGTTCGGTAAAGAAATCAAGGGACACCAAAATACAGCAGACGCATTGAAATTTGCCAAAGATATCAAAGCTAAAAAATTTATTCTGATGCAAGCAGGTCATACTTATCCTGCACAATCTGATGCTGAGGCACAGATAAACCAATATTGGAAAGAGATAGGCGGAGCCGACTCTGAGATTATACTTGCTCATGATGGCCTGCGCCTTAACATTAAAGAAAATGTTTCTCAAATTTTAAGCGAAGCAAGAGAAGGAATTTATATGGTAAGACCGCACGGAAGCATGATTTATAGTGGCGATAAAAGTCTTATCATCAAAGCCAAAAATTACAAGAATAAAATCGGCAAATTACTTTATCTCATTGAAGATTCATTATGCTACGGTATCATCAGGCTCAAAATGCCAGACAAGATTGGTGTAACGGAATTTAATGAGTTCCAGAAAAAACATCAAGTGACCGATGCCGAGAGAACCAAATGGTGGCCAAATAAAGAAGTCCTATATTCTTATCCTTTCGATGTTATTGAAAGGTTCCCTAAACCAAAACGAGTGAGCGTCCCGCAAGGTGTCCAAACATTCGTCAAAGATTTTGAATTTTTGGTTGAGATTGAGCAGGAGATGATACATAACATCAAAGAATATGATCCTGCAAAATTAAATATTGACGTTCTAAAGGATGATTGGCGGATTGCGCACGCATGGTATTCTTCTATCAAGAATGGCAGGAAAATGATCCATTCGCTTGAAGATGTGCTCCATATAGCAAGACTAATTTATATGGAACTTAAGAAACGTGGGATAGAATTTCATCCAGATAGGATGAAGCCATATTCCTTAGAATTATTCAGGATAGTATCTGGTGGAACAGAATTATCCGATTTATCAGATCCTAAATTATTGGATGAGTTGCAGGATAAAATAATCATTAAAGATTTTATGTCGGTTTGTGGCTCATATGCTATAGGAAAACAAAAACCGAATGATATTGATGTGCTTATCCGAATGACCGAGCCAACCGATTATATAAAACGTGCTGTAGAGGTTAGATTTTTGAAAGATATTGGCTGGTCGGATAAAGTGCATTTCATTTGGGGAGATCCAGAAGGCCCGCATGATACATATATACCTATATATGATTTACAGCTTACCAGGATAAAGCCGTTAAAGATAGTCAAGATGGAGGAAGAAGTCCTTATTTTAGCTGGTGCAGCACCATTCTTTCCGATGAAACCGTCAAAACGATTTTACCAGATTGATGAAGCGCTTGGTTATTTATTCCCGAATGGTAAATACGCTATCGAGAAGAAATATAATGGGTTCCGTGCAGTCCTGATGAAATCGGGCAGTGTAGTTAAGATATACTCTGACCAGAAAAGAGATATCAGCAAACATTTCCAGACTATTTTGAATGAGGCCAAGGAATTATCGAATAAGGATTTTGTCTTGGATTCCGAGATTGTCTATAAAGATGGCGGGCGTTCTGAGATATTAAAATATGTGATAGGGAAATCCGAGTTGGATGATAGCAATATCGCATTGCATTCTTTTGATTTGATTACTTTTGATGGCAAGGACATAACAGATTTAGCATGGTATGAGCGCAAAAGTATGCTGCATAAACTTAATTTTACTAAGCATATTAAAGAAGTGGAAAGCATGATGGTTGACACTCCTGAGCAGGCAAAAAAAGCGATCACGTTTGCACGAAACCTAAATGGTTCCGAAGGAGCTATGATTAAACGTTATGAGGGAAAATACACCAAGAACAGCCATTCTGACGCTTGGATAAAATTCAGGAACGAAGATTCATTGATTGTTCGGGTAATGAATGTTTCAAACAAGGAAGGTGGGAATAGTTACCTAATGGGGATAGAGGCGCCACCAAAAGCTAATGCGAAGTATGTTGATAATGGCTATCTGATTTTGGGGAATACGTTTGTTAGCAAAGAGCCTGCTAATGAAGGCGACCATCTGGAAGTTAGCATTGAAGAAGTTTGGAGGCATACTTATCCTAAAAATGATGATACTATTAGGTATAGCATCCATAAACCGAGAGTGATCGGTAAGAGTAGCAAACCATTAACTAATTGGCAGCATTTAGATGATCTTGCAGTTTCTAAGGGCGAAGAAGTGATAGAGAACGAGGAAGAATGCGAGGAATGCTCATTAACAGTTGACGAATTAGAAGGAATTATTGTTCAGGAAATGACCGTAGAGAAGCGTGGCGGATACTGGTGCGTGTTGCATGGCCACCCAAAAAAGCCGGGCAGCAAAACAGACAAGCCGTTCGGGACTCCTATCAAATGCTACTCAATAGCCCAATATGGTGATGATGTTGCAAGGCGCAAGGCTTTTGCGATGCACTATGCTATCCAGAAAAGTGAGGGTTTGACAGAAGGTCCCACCATAACAGCACTGATCCCTGATATTCAGGGTAAGGTTTGGAAACCGAGATTGATTAAAGGCCCGAAGAAGTTGATAGAAGAAGAACTTGATAATGAAGTCAAAGGGGATATTTCTAATTTTCCTGACAGGATGCAGCGTGCTTTCAAGGCTGTAAAAGAATCGGGTAAATGGCTGCCGTATGTAATGCAATGGCATTTACGGGGCACGGAATCCCTGCATACTGATTTGAGAATGGATGCTGGTGAAAACTTGGAAGGATTTACTTTGTTCACTCCGCCATCAACCGCTAAACCTGACCTTTTAGATTCAGACCCGCATAACATAAGAGGGACAATCAAGGTTCCACAGCCTAAAGAATGGCTGACCGTGCAGGGCGGGATGCAACGTGGTGCACCAGGGACTACAACAGGCCATAATGCCTATTTTGCTATAGTAAGCAAGGGTAAATATAGACCGATTGAGGTATCCGATCATAAGATAGTCTTGGAATTTAATTCTGATATAGGTGCGACCAAACAGGTCAAACCAATAAATCCTGATGATGCTTCTGCTATTGATGGGCTTAATAGCAAGCTCCCTGATAAGCTTAAAGCAATTAATGGCTGCTTTTCGTATCATGTTGCGCATATTGGCGATAGGCATATCATGTTATTCGATAAATTAAAAGAGTGTCCTAAAAATGAAGGGTAGAAAGCTCGGTCAGATTGATGTTACAATAGACGAAATCCAGACAATTGCTACAATGACTGCGGATAATTTTACACGAAGACAGATAGCCGAAGCGATAAATCGGTCACAGGATACTGTCTGGCGCTATCAAAAGAAGCATAACTTATTCTAATTCTATTATAGCAATTTATATAAATACGAAAAATTGAATTAATGAGGTATGAACCAAGACATACCCATAGAAGAGCTATATTCTCATCCTATTGTGCAGCAACTTCTGGATAAGCTCAAGAAAGAAAATAATAATAAAGACGACCTTGAAAATATCAAGATTCCGTATATTATCAAGGACAAGACTCTTATGAGCCCTGGTGTCTGGAACAATTATTTCTATAGTTCAGAAGAAATCAACAAGGCATTCTTAGGGACACCATGGGATAACAAGGAAATCCGCTCATTATTTCTGGACCATGCCGATAAAAGTTCAAGGGAATGGATTGGCGAAATACAAAACCCGAGATTGCAAGGCGATACGCTTATCGGAGATTTAGTTGTGGTTGACAAACCGACAGCACAAAAACTTGCTTATGGTGCAAAGATGGGCATATCTCCAAAAGTTCATGGTTCAGAAGATAACAGCAAGATGATTGATTTTAGATTCGATAATTTCAGCGTGGTTATTAATCCTGCAGTTAAGACAGCATATATCAATAATGCGCTGATTGATGAAGTTGGCACGCAACTTAATATAAACAAACCAGAGGAGGTCACTAAAATGGCTGATAAAGAACAACAGAAGATGGCCGATCAAGCAAAGGAGAAGCCAGCTATTGATGAGATGTCAGAGCTGATGGAAACTTTGGGCACGATCGAAGTAAAGAATGCCAGTGTAGGCGAGATTGCTAAAAAGGCCAAAGAGATCCGCAAAGAAGGCGAGAAATGGTCGGATGCAATCCAGCGGGCTGCTAAGATGATGTCAGAGGCAGCACTTGCAGCAGTAGCAGACGAAGAGATCAAGAAAAAGAAATGTGAAGAAGAGGAATTGGCAAAGAAGAAAGAATACCCATATCCTGAAGAACAGATGGCTGAACAGGACATGGTGAAACAGATACTAAAACTTGCAGATTTGCTGAAAAAGAAGTATCCTGCTCCAGAGGAGAAGATGGCTGCTAAAACTCCAGAGGAAATAAAGGCAGAAGAAGACAAGGCAGCAGCAGCGAAGGCAGCAGAGAACAAGAAACTCGAAGAAATGGGCAATACAATAGCAACACTTTCTGAGAAACTACAGAGCGTGGAAAAGAAATTGAACGAGCCAGCTGACAGAGCAACCCTCAAGACAGCAGAACTTTCAGCAATGGACACCGAGAAACTTGTCTCAGCAGATCCGGACTCAGCATTTTTATCCATACTACAAAGGATGGGAGGTCTATAAAATGAAACAAACAGTCCAAGAATTGGCGAGTGGAAACACTACTACGGACACAGCTGGATTCAACTCCATTGCAACAGGTGTAGTTGGCAAAATCTGGCTTAAGGAATTGCTTGCAGCAGCTAAGAAAAAGATGTTTTTTGAGCAGTTTGCATACGCAACAACAGCACCGAAAGGCGCAAAGGATGTCGCAGTGCCGTTATACACGACAAACCTTGACTTTGATATAACGACAACACAGGCAACAAAGAGAACCAAGACACAGATAAACAACCTAACTACAGTTGTTTTCTCACCAACCACACAGAAGATGGGCGTAGAAATCTCAAAGGATGTTGTAAGGACATCACAGATTGATACCGTCAGGTTCGCAAGAGAACAGCTGGTCTATGACGCATCACTGAATATTGATGTGGCATTCGATACAGTCTTGAAGACAGCAACAACTAACACACCGCTCTGGGGCGGGGGTAGAGCATCAGAGGGCGCTCTGGTCGCAGGAGATACCTTAGATACTGATCTGATTGCTAAGGCAAGCAGAGTCCTGAAATCTAACGGATGGTATCCTGAACCTGATAAGCCATTTGTCTTGTTCCTACCAGCAGTGGCAGAAGAAGCACTATTGAAGGACTCACAGTTCGTCAATGCAGCAGAATACGGCAGTAATGAAGTCGTGATGAATGGTGAAATCGGCAGATATCTTGGGATCAAGGTAATCTCTACTGAGCAGTGTTCAGCAGGAACATTCAACTCATTGGCAGGCCATTATTGCTACCTACTGAAAGGCAAGGTTGCATACGGGATCTGTTATGGAGAAGAGCCTACACTTGACTTTGAGTATCTGAAAGATGAAGCAACATATAATGTCTATTTGGACATGTGCTATCAGTGTAAACTGCTACAGGACACAGCAATCCAGGTATTGAAAGTATTGGATGCTTAATTTGCATCTAATTTTTTTTATTTTTTTTAATTGTTTAGACCTCGCCGACAGTAGTAAACTGGGCGTGGAGTTATAAAACCAACTCGGAGGCAAATAATATGGCAAATAAAAGATTTGGATGGCATGCAGGTTCTTTAAACTGCAGAAATGTTACTGTATCAAATAATATGACTATTGAAGGTAGTCTTACATTCGGTGATGCTTCTACAGATACTTTGACTGTAAATGGAGCAGCAACGTTCAATGCAAACGTAACTATGGCATTAGCTGCAACAGAGCGCCTTAGTATAACCAACTCTACGTTAGGATCTGACACAAAAGGTGTTTATGTTGAGATGGAAGCTGGTTCAGCAACAGTCGGATGCAAACAAGGTGCTGTAAATATTGAATTAGGCAGGAGTATATTAATGACAGGAACAGATGGAAACCCTGATGTTGCCCTGAAAATATCTAATTCAGATTGGACAGATGGTGGAAGTGGTTTTGCAAGGATTAGGGGTCTGGATTTGAAGGCTCAGAATGATGGTGAAAATGCGAATAGCACAGTATTCATTAATGCTGCATACATAACAGCAGAGAACGCAACAGGAATGTTAAATAGCGGAAGTATGTCTGTAGCTGAGCTAAATATGAAAAATAATGGAACAATAACTGGAGAGAATATTGGTTTATTGATCCAAGACCAATCGCAAGGCGCAACAACAGGAGACGTATATGGTATCAAGATTACTGCCAGTAATTATGCTATAACCAGAGAGCATGCCCTTAGTGTTGAGTCTACTGGTGGCAGCTGGACTAATGTTTTACATTTAGTTGACGACAACCACACTAATTTGATCGATGCAGATGTTGAAGGCGGATGTGTAGGGGCTACAAGAGCTTCCCCAAATTCAACAGCAATATGTGATGGCTCATTAGTTGTGCTTGTTGGAGCAAAAACATTACGCATTCCATTATATAATGCAGTAACAGTAGCATAAATTTTTTATTTTTTATTATTTTTAAATGAAGAAGAGAACGGAGGTTTGAAGAGAATGAGGAAAATCAAGTTAGTTGCATGGAAGGCAGCATTGCCAAACGGAGAATTCAGAGACGAAGATTTGCTTGCTGCAATCAATGTGCTGGTCGGAGCAAAGAAACCAGAAGAAATCCCAAGAGGGATCGCAGCATTTCAAATCATGGGCAACATTGCCAAGGCATTTGATAAAGCACTCGAAACACAGGTGCTTGAATTAGAGGAAAGGGAATATAAATTCCTGAAAGATACTATTGAACGGGACGTTCCATCAACATGGGCACTAAATAAAAATATTTCACAAGCGATTAACGATTTCCTTAGTGCTAAAGAAGAATAGGAGGTTTTGAATATGGTAACAATCAAAGGACCGATTAAAATCACGGGCGGATTTAATTCAGAAGAATTCCTTAAGGAGCATGCTAAAGAAGTTAAGGTTAAACTTCCTTTTACAGCAACAGGATGGAAGAGCACTAAGACTCCTGCAGCAGCAGATATGTCTAATATAACAGTCAATAAGTGATTAAAAATGGTATTGTCAAGAACAACGCAGGGTGCATGGCACAGAATCACAGGATCAACAGTAGAAGTCCTTACGGAATTGAGCACAGCTGGTATCCATCCAAGAGAAATATCCTATATGGCTTCGGATGCTACAGTCTGCATTTATAGGCGAGGCAACTAAAATTGGCATTAACCAGAATGGATGTAGGGACTTGGCATTACATAACAGGGACAGCCGATGAAGTCCTTACAGAACTTAAAACTGTCGGGATAAAAGCAGAGAACATAGCAAACATTGCAGACAGTTCGACATCAGCAGTATTTTATCACGGACGGGCTATGTTAAATAAGAAGGTTATGTTAGAGTCAGGTAGTGAAATAGCATAACTAAGATTAAGAAAAACAATTGTGAGGAGGTATTAAAATGGTAGCAACATTCAGCTGGGTAGAATACAACACCCAAGCAACGGATACAGGTATCCCAACAAACCTAAACTTGGGAAGCGCAAACGCAAGGAACCTTGCACCGAGCACATACCCTATTACAGCAGGAACATACTCGTATAGCAAATGGGTAAGAGGAGTTTGGTCAGGCGCATTCACAAGAATTGATAACTTGCAGTTTTGGATGAGCGCATCAGGGACAGGTTACGTGACAGGCGAAAGCTTGAAATGCACTGCAACAACAGGAACATATGCAGGAACAAGCACTTATCATGCACCAACAGGCGTAGCTAAACAGGACACTAAAGCTGTAAAGACTATGCCGATAGCAGACCCTGGAGCAGCAAACATCGGTATCGCTGGAAGCTTGAGCGGAAGCATAACAACTTCAACAGCAGGCTCTAATTCGAGCGACTTTATAGTTGTGCAGGCAAGCATAACTACTGCAGCAAGCGCAGGCGCAGTCCAGCAGAAGACGTTCACACTGCAATACGACGAAGTATAGGAAAAGAGATTCTTTTCTTTTTTTCTTTTTTCAGTATATGCGTAAAATATATATAGAGGTCTCTCTGTTACCTATTTCTATTTGAAGAGAATTTTAAGGAGGTAATCCCGATGGAAGACGAAGAGAATGTAACTATGAAGGGCGGACAAAATTATCAGGTTGCTGCACCCAAAACAAATGATTTCTTGGCGGGGCAAATCAATCCGACTGCTGCTGCAGAATATATCCAGACAAGGCGTGGCATCGGGATTTGTATCATAACCAGAGGCACTGTCCCTATCAAATGGAGTATGCATCTGAACGAGGTTTCTAAATGTTTTCCTGGCGGGCTGTTCTGGAAATTTCTTATTGTTGAACGTATGAGCTGGGCTGCTGCAAGAAGCGAATGTGTCAGGAAATGCCGAGCCAATAATTTTGAATGGCTAATGTTTGTTGATGATGATGTTTTCATACCTAAAGATTGCTTGCAGAAGATGATGGCTGCTGGCAAGAAAGTTATCTCGGGAATATACTGGACAAAGACCGAGCATCCTGCACCAGTCATATTTGAAGAATTTGGTAAAGGCCCGATGTTTGAGTTCGAGCCTGATAGGATAATCCCGATTGCTGGGAGCGGGCTCGGCTGCACGCTTATCCATATGGACGTGTTCGATAAATTCGATGAAAAAGGATTAGCTTATTTTGTTGAGAATTGGGTGTTTGTTGATCCGTTGGGCCAGAAGATGAAATGCCCAATAGGTGAAGACCATTATTTCTTTTTAAAAGCTAAAGAAGTCGGGTTCCAGCCTTATGCGCATACGGGTATCCTATGCGACCATTATGACTATAAAGAGGACAAATTCTTTCCTGGCGAGGATATTGTAAGAGATTTCTGTAAAACGCAATTGAAGAAAGCTGGCAGGGAAGACATTGTAAAAGATTATGACCATAGGATGCTTGATACCGAAAAGAAGACTATTGTTATCTATAACGATGTTGTGCCATTCGCTGGTGATGAAATCGCAAGGCGTGGTGTGGGTGGCAGTGAAGGCGACATCATCTATCTTGCACGGGAATTTGCACGGCTTGGCACATATAATGTCCGAGTCTATTGCCGATGCCTGCGTGAAGGCTTCTATGATAACGTGTTATACAGGGATAACAAGAAAATGTTTATCGATATGCAGAAGATGCAGACAGATTTATTTATCAGTTCTCGAAACCTGCAGCCATTCTTTGATCCAGATTTTAAACAGAAGCATAACGTGGCTCAATCCATTTATTGGGCGCATGATATCTCGGAAGATCCAATGTCGTTGGGCATGGAACGTGCAATAGTAGACAAGATTGTGGCATTGACAGAATATCATAAACAGGATCTTATCAATGCGTTCAAATTAGACCCGAAGAAAATAATTGTTATTCCGAATGGTGTTGACATCAATAGGTATAAGGATAGGGCAAACATATCCAAGATTCATGGCAAATGCATCTATTCTTCAACGCCATACAGAGGGTTGGATGTTTTGCTCAGGATATGGCCTACTATCAGGCTACGTGTGCCTCATGCCGAATTGTCCATTTTCAGCAGCATCAAAGTATATGGCGAGTTCTTTGATGATTCTCCATGGGAAGACTTGTATGCTTATGCTAAGAGGCTTGAAGGGATTAAATATCATGGGTCAGTGAAGCATGACAGGCTGGCAAAAGAACAGATGGAAGCCCAGCTTTGCTTATATCCTAACCATTTCCCTGAAACATGTTGTGTGACTGCTATGGAATGCCAGACTGCAGGGACTCCGATCATAACAACTGATAAAGCGGGATTAAGAGAAACAATTAAGCCTAACTGTGGCATTTTGATTGGCGGAGAACCGCATAATTCTGAATACCAGCAGGCTTTTATTGATGCAGCCGTGGACTTGCTTATCGATCCTGAGAAGTATGCTCTAATGCAGCAAGAATGTTATAAGCATGATTTCAGTTGGGCAACTTTGGCAAAGCAATGGCTCAGTAAATTCTTGAATCTGCAAGAAATAGTGCCGATACAGGATTGGGATAAAGTCTACATAAAGGAGCTTGAAAGGCAACAATTCCACATAGACAATGCAAGATTCAACTATCTCAAACAGTTTGTTAAGGGCCAGCATGACAGGGTGCTTGATATCGGCTGCGGATTGGGCGCATTCCCGAGGTTCTTAAGACAAGCGTTCCCTAAGATTGAATTATGGGGGCATGAATTATCCATGTTTGCACAGGACCATAATCGGCAGAGCGATAAAACTATCCTGTTTGCGAACCATCCGATTGAAGCCAAAGATTATGAAGCAGAATATTTCGATTTGATATTCTGTCAGCATGTGCTACAACATGCACAAAAGCCTGATGAATTATTGGCTACCTGCAAAAGATTAATAAAGCCCCACCATCTGGATGGTAAGATAGTGGTCGTTGTCCCGAAAGCATGGAATAATAATCTTGTTGCGCTTGCTGAAACCTTGAATTTTGAGATTGAGAATCACGGGATCACCGGCACTGCAGACCCGGATATCATAGCAGTAATCCAGTTCAATCCACCAAAATTAATATAAATACGAAAATTAGGGAGGTATTACTATGGCAGAAGGATATACTTGGAAAATAACCTTAGCTGATGATACGGTTAAGGATGAAAGCCTTGGAGATAAATACGCTTTAGCTTGGGAAATTGCAGGTGCGATAAAATCTATCGAGCTTGTGAACGATGGCAAATCGTTTAAGTGCACGCTTGCGACTGGCGAATTTAATATGAATGGTGATGTGCAGACATTAGGCGCAGCCGTTCCAAATAAGCGTATGTTTTTCAGAAAGCGAAGACAGATACGCACTGATGGTAACGTGATCCTCGGAGCAAGAACCGAATATGTGTTCGGGTTTGTAGCGCCAGGAGATTATGAATACACTGCCTCAGTCCAGCCTGCTCTCGAACAATTACCAGAAGCGATCAAGAACCCGTCACAAAAACCTAAATCGTCACCGTCACTTTAGAATGCCTTGGCACACATTATACCATAATGGGAAATTAGTCAAGCAGTTCAATGGTGTTCAAGAGACATTATTCAAGGAGCTTGATTTAGAGCAAGTGAATATCTTTGAAGTTGAACTGCAGGGACAGATTTTCGGTGTATGCCTGAAAGAAGCTGCATTCAGGATCGGTGATAAGATTTTCCAGTTTGAAGGTTTCATCGGTCAGAAGCTTCAATTAATCTATTTCAGACGAGTAAGAAAGGTCATAGGCGCTGATGGTGGCGACACCGTGCAGCATTGTTTAGGCTTTCAATCGAAAGGTTTAAATCCTAACAAACAAATCATCATGAAAGTGTCAGAGCCAGGGTATGCGGTCACTTTCGAGCTTAAATAAAACCAATCCAATGGTCAATACGGAGAAGCAATACAATGCCAGAAGAAGAACTGATTAAAGAACCGATTTCTGTTAAACGTGAGGTTGAAGTATTAATCTCTGCTCAGGCAAGACGAGTTCTTATCGAAGCAAATATCAAAGAAGAAGATTTTATCAATTGGGCGCTCCAAGAGAACAAGGTATCTTACGGGGGCCATCATGTGATGTTATACATGGAAAAGCTCTATGAAGAAAAACGACGAAAAGGTGATCCTAAATGAGTCCGCCACTTGCAGAAAGAAACACAGGGGATATAATTCCTGCTGCAGATCATAATGATGTTAAAGATTATATTGAGGATGGAACTTATCGAGTCAAGACTGCTTATCTTCTTACCGTCCCAGGCTCAGCGCCGTCTGCTGCTAAAGGGATAATCTATTATGACAGTGGCACTGATAAATTCAAGCAATGCACTGACGGCAGCAACTTTACAGATTTGGGCGGTGGCTACCAGCCTACTTATATTGTTAAGACTGGCGGGACTGTGGGTGTGGACTGCACGCATACAACAATTGCTGCTGCTATATCAGATGCACAAACAGGGCTCAAATATATTTACATAAAAAACGGAACTTATGCTGAAACGTTGACTATTAATTGGGCAGATGTTTCTCTCGTTGGTGAAAGTAAAGCGGGTGTTCAGATTCAACCGCCAAGTGGAAACGGTATAAATATAAGGTCTACAGGAATCACCATAAAAAATCTTACCGTGAACAATCCAACAGGGGGACATGTATCTTTTGGGATAGACTGCTCAACTACAAGCGATTTCAGTAATTTGCTTGTGGAGAATTGTGTTATATCAGGAACCTTTTATGCTTGTTTTGAGATTGTCCCGAACAATATAGCCGTAACGAACATTAAGATTATCAATTGCACTATTCAGCCAGAATATTTGGTAGATTATGCGCCAGGTCCCGAAGGAATAGAGATGTATAGTAATGGCACAGCTACTATAAGAGATGTTTGGTTTACAAATAATAAGATTATTACTACTGGAACTTTTAGCGGAAATGCGTATGGCATTGCCATATTTGGTTATGGCTCCCATGTTGAGCGTATTTATGTCCAGAACAACACTATTAAGCTGGACGCTACCGTAACGAAGCAGATTGCCTTTGATTTCAGGACAACAAACCCAGCAATATTATCTAAGATTTTCATTGATTGCAATACTATAGACGTGACAGGCTCTACCGATGATTATTGTATGCGTCTCGGTGTAGGAACAGTGGACAGTATTTTATTAATTAATAACTATGTCAAATGTGATGTTGGCTTGGTTATTAGCTATGGAGCTGGCACTTATACCAATATAGTAGATGTGTGGAATATACTTGGGTGAATTATTCGTGATCATATAGTTGATTCTTCTTTTGGTAGGTTGTAAAGAGAAGAAGAGACTAATACAATAGTCTTGCGAGGAGCTAATACAATAGCCAAATGACAGCC